TCTAAAAAGCTTCCAGCGTCTAAGCCCTCTGGGGTATCGTCTTGTCCGTCTACTTGTTTAGCGAGGAACATTATCTTATTGAGCTCATCTTTAAGTGACTGCTCGCGTCCGTTAGATCCTATTAAGATATAACTAAGCTTCATAGCCATGGTTATAATAAGCGCTTCGACGAATAGGGGATCAAACTTAGTTACGTCCTCTATGCGCGCTACGTAGTTTAATTTGACTTCTGAGTCATTAGTAAGTAGTTTACCACTTTCGATCTTGTAAGTAGTCCTTCTGTCCTCCAAGTTCTTTGAGCGAATGAAGTCTGCAGGTAGGGGGAAACTATAAGAAAATTCGAATGCGGGGGTCGCTGTTTCTGAAGCGAGTACCACTCTCTTTATAGCGAAGTTCCAGAGATGCTGCCGAAGCAGCATATCCCTGGTTTGCTCATAGATAGTGTTGCAAGAGTTAGCAACCTTATCACCGTCTGCTAAGCTGGTGATGGTTTTACTTCCGATTCTGATTAACGCATTGTTACATATATCGACTACACTTGTTGCCATCACCTAACTCCTTTATACGTAAAGTGCCCGTAAAGTAATTGTCCCTGCAGCAGCTGTAGCAGCTATGACAGTTACTGTTAAGCCGATATATATGGTACCGCCTGGGTTGGTTGTAAGTCCCATGATATCAAACAAAGGCTTACCAATGTCTTCGATAGGATTAGCTTCTCCAATCAATTCTACACCAGTTGTGTTAGCAGCTTGGAGAGTTGTGATTGAGGATGCGATACCATCTGCGTCGATTACTGTACCAGATGTTTGACCTATAACATCATGGCCATAGAAGCCGCCTACGTGCACTACAAGCCCTGGAGAACCGTTAGTGTCTAGATCATCGTTAAACAACACTAGGCTGATTAAGCGAGCGTCGGCAGGTAGAGGAAGTACTAGTACTACATCGTTTACTTCGTCGATAGAGGTTGTTGCTATTTCTGTGGTTGTGACTGCAGCTTTTAAGTTGCCGCCGTTTGATCCTACTGGCCCTTGTACAAAGGGTTTTGCTTCGAGTGAGGTTATTAAAGTACCTTTAACTGTTGTTGCTGCCATTTCAAATTCCTTTCAAAAAATCTTGACAAGTATTAATTTCTATGTTACCCTAAGTATAACGTTCCAAGGGTTAAATATAACAAGAACATATACTTAGGGTTTGGTTTACTTATTAGCTTTTGCGAGGATCACAAGCGATCACAACAACTGCTTCTTCATACATACGAGCTGCGCCAGCATCGAACAATGCGTGAATACCTTGAGGGTGTCCAACCATGTCGGGGATAGGAGCAATCTTTGTTGTTAATGGCATACGTTCACCAATCTTCAAAGCTGAGCGAGCTACTACTACAACGTTCTCATCGTTGTTAGAATCAAGCCCAGTCTCTTCATAGTTGACGAAGTTAAAGCCGAGGTAGCCGTTCAAAGCTGGTTCTAATGCGCCAGACTCTAAAGGACGTGTTGTACGGAAGTCACCGCTGGAAGCGCGTGAGTAAGCCATTAAGTTAGCCAATTGACCAGCAGGTGAGATAACAACTAAGTCCATCGCCCCTACAAAGTTTTCTTTCATTAACTGCGTTGCTCTCATCAGCTTACCTGGGGTTAAGCCTTTGTCTCCAGCTGTTTCGTCTTGGTCGTATGTTATGTAGCTTACAGCAACTTTCTGACCCGCTGGAATTGCTACGTTAGCCACAACACCAGCTTTTTGAACTGCGACGTTTCCAAGTAGAGCGTCCATGATCATTGCATCGCGTTCACGTCCAAGTGTAAAGCCCATGTTCTTGATCAAGTCAGAAGTAGGGTCTGCAACCATGTCCATCAAATCATTGATGTCCGGGGCGTGCGCTGCGAAGTATGTGTTGAATGTTAGAAGACGACGTTCGTAGGTCTCTTCTTGGAATGTCAACTTCTGTAAGCGAGAAGTTTTTTGTTGTGCTGTTGAAGTACCGATCTTGTCGAAATAAGCCTTTTGGCCTTTCATTGCTTCAGTACGGAAGATGTTCCCGAGTCTGGAGCCTTCTTGTTGAAGTTCCATCATCAAGTTATCGTTGAATAGATCTAAAAAGCGATCTTGAAATGCACCACCTAATGCCATGTTTATCTCCTATATATTATGTGGTTAATCCTGTGAATAAAGTCGTTGCATACGTTCGATCGCATTGCGATCACCATTGCGATACTTCTGCATAAACGATTGATCTGAACGCAGTCGATTGATCTCAGCTTTACGTAAGTCGTTACTCTTTGATATCTTCTGCGCGGTTTCGGATTGTACCAACCTATCCTCTGATAGTTCACGGCCAATCTTAGCAAACGCTTTCACAAGGGCTGGATGGTTTCCTAAACCTGACTCATCCATGTACTTACGAAAGTTGCTATCTGTGTAGGCCTCTAGAGCTTTCCGAGCGTTGTTCACTTCTCGATCAAAGTTTAGGCCGAATTCCTGTTTTAATTGTAGTATGCCCATACCGGACTGTTGTTGACGAGCGTCTTCCATCTTCTTGATGTTAGCTGTCTCAAGTTCCCGGTACCACGCAGCCATCTTTTTGACAGCGTCCTCGGACATTCCACTCTCATGAGCTTTCTTCTTGAACTGGTCTACAACAGTTTGATCATACTCAGCAGGAACGATCTCTGTAAGATCATATCCTTGAGGATCTTCTGGACGCCCTAAGCGTGCATAGACACGGTTTTTATCGTCGTCAGTGAGGTCTCCGCTCAAGATGAGGTCTTGTACCGCTGGCTCAGCTACTGGCTCTATATGGGTCCCTGGGGAGCTTGTGCTGGTCTGTCCCATCTCAGGCAGAACTATGCCCGCAGTTTCATGCAGTGTAGGTTGTTGGAGGTTGTTATCTAGTTGATCGGTCATAGTTATGCTCCCTGATTAGTTGAGCTATACACATCAGAGCGATACTTCTGAACTAAGGTTCTAGTATCTTCTTCCGTAAGTGCCAGCATCTGGATTATGTGGAGAGCGACTGCCCTCTTGCCTTCGTTAAACGCGGTTTGATAAGGGTTCTCCGAAAATGATTGTCGATAGAACCCTGAGAAGTCCAGCAGGGCGGCGAGTAAATACTCACCGTCCTTACCGGTAAACCCTTGTTTGAAGCGTTGGTGTTTACTGTTTATAAAGCTCATTCACTACCTCACGTTAATGTTACCAGTACCTTGGAGACCGACCTGAGCAGTTTGTGCTAAGTTCTGTAGTCCCTCGGTAGTGTCTTTAATAGATGCGCCCATGGCAGGGCCTGCCTGCATCATTTGCTCCATCATCTGCTGTTCTTGCTTTTGCTGTTGCTCAGCTGCTAGTTCTTCTTGAGTCTTTAAGATGTGGTAAGGTACTCCCAGCAGATCTGTCATAAGACCAACCAAGGTGTCTTTCTTAATCACTTCCATAACTGTAGGATCTGATTGAGCAATAGTCTGCAGGAGCTGCAAGAAGGTTACAGTAGAATCTAGCTGCTTGGCCCTCTGTGTACGGGCTAGAGGCGCTGTGTATTCTATCTCTACATTCTTACCTTGAATCTCTTCAGGCACTGTGGCAGGATCTACCATGTGTTTCATGATGAAATCAAACACCTTGTCTAATAAAGGCTCTAAGTATTCTTGCTCGTATCGACTTACGAAAGGTCCAATACCGTTAAGCTCTTCTGCTGCACGTTTCTGTACTTCAGCTGCTGTACGAATTGAGTTCTCTCGGTTGATCAAAGGATCCACGAAGAAAGCATTACGAATCGATTGACGTCGCTGCTCTAGAACTTCTAAAGCTAGTTGGGTCTTTACCCCGGAAGTTAGGGGTTCGATAAGTCTTTTACCATCTGGGCTCATACCGCCTATGTTAATACCGTTAGGTACTATCTTGAGAGGCATTATGACTCCGTCGGAAGCTGCTAGTAATGGTGGAGACATCTCAAGCTGAGAGGCTCTCAGTCCCACTTCGGACATGGCGTTAACCATCCGTACGTCTGGCAGTGCGTCCCACGCCGGGCTACCTCCATAGGCTTCGCCTGTACGTTTCCAGAATCGGAATACGATAAAGGGCATGCTTGTGAATCCACCTTCGCGCAGAAGTATCTTCTTGTCACGCAGTACATAACAGCTTTTGAACTTCATGTTCTTCTTCATCTTCGCTTCACGTACGTAAGTGTCGCTTGGATAAACAGCGTGTATGACTTCAAAAGGCATGTCAGGATCTTTGTCTAGCATCCTGAGCATGTCTGAAGTAAATTTATCTGTACCGAACTCCTGAGCTATTTGGCGCAGGGGCAGGGTGAAGTATCTGAATACTGTGTCAGGCTTACCTTTAAAGTCTTCAGCGACAAACAACTCTTGTATAGGAATAGACTTGAATACCAACTCAGGCTCTTCATCTTCTTCCTGTATCTCTTGTACGTATAGACAAGCAGTGCCGTAGCCTATCCAGTCAGTAGTCACCTCAGTGTGGGGTAAGCGCCATTCTCGTTGAAGGATCGAGTAAGCTTTCTCACTCATCTCATACAAGAAGCGTCTAACCACCTCACTGCGATCCAGTTCTGGGTCTTTCATGCGGAAGTCAAACCAGCGATCTCCGGGGCTTGTCATCTCTGTGATAACACGTGCTGATAGAGTACGAGCAGATATACCGCCTGTGATGTCTAACAGCCTGCGATCTTGTTGTCTAGCGGGGGTGTTTCTGCCGTCGTGGGAGAAGGTGCCTGTGCTAGGTAGAATGAATTCAGTGATCTCGTCCCACACGGATTCATAGTTAGAGCGTATGGCGCGAAGGCTGTCGAACCGAGATAAGATGCGGTATATGGTTAACTCATCATCACTCTCGTACCGGCCACTTATACCATTCTCAATATCGGTTCCATAATTCATAGGTTATTCTCCCAGTAAAGTTTTAGGACCTTCTTCGAGGCTAGTCCCTGCGCCAGTAACGGCAGTGTCGTTTAGAGTGCCGGCCTTGTATCTTAAAGCTCTTTGCTTCTCTAATTCAGCCTGCATGGCAGGATCAGGCCCAGACTCTTCTGGAGGCGGGGGTGCTGCTGCGGGAGGTGGAGGAGGTGGAGGAGCTTCAGCCTTACCACCACCGCCGTTAGTTATTAAGGCTTTCTTGTTTCCAATATATTTCATCTATAAACTCCTCGGGGGTTTGACGACAGGTTTAGGTTGTTCCCCTAAAATAGTCTTTGTCCGACTTTGATTAAATCCTATTTCTTTAGCTAGCGAAAATCCCGACTTCTCTTCTGAGGTCTTTAGTGTAGATTGTGCGTTAGCTAAGTACATTTGGTCTAAGGTTGCTAGCACCGACTGAGTCTGCCTAGCAGAAGTAGCTGCGGCTTGATTAAGCCCAGCCTCTTGAATTTGTCTCTGCTGTGTCTGGTCGTTCAGTCTTTGAGCTGTTTGAGCATTTAGCTTAGGGTCCGACAGGCGGCCTGAGGATAAGTCTATAGACTGTCCCGGCGCCAGTGTATCTGAGTAGGAGCCTCGATCGCCGAACTGTCCAAAGCTTACTCTAGCCGACACGCCCCAAGGGTTAGTTAAGAGCCCGCCTGTATTAGCATTACCGCTCACATTACCTGAGTAGTTGCCGTAAGGGCTTACTGATATACTTGGGTCATATGTCCCGGCTAAGGCCTTCTGCAACCATTCGCTAAAGCCGGATAGAACTCCTTTAAATGGTTGAGCTTTCTTCATGGTCTACTCTCCTAGTAAAGTCTTCTTGCCGATATTCTCTTCGGTCAGAGGTACGCCTTCACCGCCAGTGTTGTCAGTAGCGCTCAGGCCTTTTTCTCGCTTAGCCCTCTCTGCTTCAATAGCTCGCTGCTTCTTCACTTCCTCACTATTATCTACTGTGGGAGGAGGAGCAGCGGCTACTGGTGGCGGCATACTTGGTACCGAAGGGGCTTTGTTGTATAGTTTAGAAATTGAAGATATCATATTTATCTGTAGCATTTGCAGTTCTCCCTGTCCGGTGAGGTGAAAAATAATCGTACGTGGATTCAGCGTACGCGTTTTGTATATGCTGGTCCGATAGTACGTTCTTGAGTCCCACCGCTAGAGTACGAAAAGCGTCAGCAGCGTGGCTGTGCCTGTCGTGGATAGGGTCTTCTGTGTACTCACCGCTCATCCTATTCTGCTTAGCCCGGTACTGCCTCAAGTGAGATATACCATCAAAGCATTTGTCAGCGTCGAAGCGGCAGGTGTATAGAAGCGTCTGGGCCATTGAGATGCCCTCAGATACTGGGGCCTTCTTGGCTACAACTACTTTCATTCCATGCTGCTTTAAGATGTCTAGACGAGTACGCTTAGACTCCCAGGAGACGTGCGTGACGTCGTGGGGCAGGATGTGGTGGTCGTATATGTACGGCTTCTTCTTGATCTCGTTGATGTAGTGAAAGATGTCCTTCTCACTGTTCTCGTAGAAGTCTATTACCCTTAACACCTTACTGTCGCTCTTGTCTCTCTGGGCGAACCAGATAGCGGTACTGTCTGTAGTACCTAAGTCCCAGGAGGTTATGACGGCCTGAGTAGGGTCGTGCGGGACTATGCCGACAAGATTCTTTTCAGGGTCATCAA